CTCCATGCAGTTTCTTGTATTGTCTTCTAATCTAGTATTGAAGGACGCAGTTGTCAAATCTCAGGGTCATCTGAATATCTGCAGGAGCTTCAGAGTTGTAATCCAAGTCTGTACCAAAGTTAGCATTTGTAATAAATGCGCCCTTGATGTCCCAGAGCTCAACAACTGTACCTACTGGATCCAACATCTTGATCTGGCAATCACGCTTGTAAAAATCAGCGTAGCCTGCTCGACCTGATACAGACTCAAAGTGAGTTCTCACCCACTCCATAACCTGCTGTGCGCCGGAAGGGGCGATAGGATCATAGAGAGAAACAGTCATTGTCTGGAACGTAGTTCTTCCTGTGACGTAGCGTGTGTGGTTAATGAACTGGATTGCTTGGTCGTTTGTTTGGATCTGTGGGCGGGCTGCGGTCTTCATTAAGAATGCATCAATGCCTTCTATGGCAAAAACCCATCGAAACTTGCGTTTCGGTTCAAACTTATTTGGAAGCATCTCTGCGACTGATAGTGTTTCTGCCATTACAAGCTCCTAACATCTCTCTCATTATAAATATACATCACACCAAAAAATATTCTCATGTGAATTAAATTCCTTCTACACCCGCATTTGTGACGACGAAGTCGAGAGAGATGAATTCGGCGGTTCGGGTTGGCTGGATAAAGATTTTACCTCTTACGATGTTGTTTTCAACATCAGCTTGAGATGTCGTAGAGGCATCGATAATAACCTTGAATCTATCAATACCTGCGTTCTGCTGTACATTCTGCAAGATTGGTCGAACTCGAGCACTAAGCCTTGCGAGTGTTGCTTCTCTATTTGGCTCGAACAAGATCTGATTTGCTGCTTGACGCACCGAGCGCCTAATGTCGATGAGAAGTCTTCTTACGTTCACTCTATCAAGTGCGGATGCAGCTTGTTGCAGAGTTCTTTGACCGAAGACCACCGGACCAGAATTCGGGAATGTCTGGATTGGGTTGATCTTAGCATTGTTCAGATCTTGAACGTTTTCTTCATTCAGCTTGGTCTTGACTTCGGATACGCCGGCAAGTGCGCCTCTGCTAAATCCTGCAGGTGCGAACCACGGGAACGCGACCCTATCATTTGCAGAGAATGCCCCAAGAACAGCCACAGATGGCGGAACAACAACAGAAGTTGTCTGGGTTCTAAGGACCTTGGTTTGTGTATCCAATGATTTCTGGTCAACTTCCATTGTAACATCTGGGAAGTAAGCTGCTGCAAAGGATGAGTCAAGATTTCTACCGTTAAAGGCTGTGACTGTATTAGCAACGCTAATCTTATCTTTCTGGATTGAGGACGTAACGACAGTATTGACGTTATCTCTCTCTTCGATATCCATAAGGTAGAGAGCATCAAATCTGTCTTCAACCTTCAAGATTGCTTGATCAGTAATCACCTCTTGTCTAATACCTGGGATTGCAAGAAGCTGAATGTCTACATCAGACTTGTCAGCCATCACATCAAGTGCCTTGAAGTAAGCAGCTACAGTTGGACCATTTCTTTGTCCTCGATTTGAGTCATCCATCTCTCCCTTAGCTGCATCTTCTGTGAGATTTGCAGAGCTAGAATCGAAGATGTTTACGCCATCGAATCCACCCTGAATTGGGAAAGAGAACTTAGAAACGTTAGAAACCTTTTGATCACCAGTATCATCAACAGACCATGCTCGTGTCTTATCTGCTTCATTTGGAACGATGCTTCCTTGTCTAACATATCTCCACTCCTTGAGGCCTGTACTTGATGCATCTGCTTTATCGCCAGAACCTGTGAGAATCTGGACGTTCTCAAGAGTAAAGATGTTGTTATTGAATCTATCTGCGTCAAACACAATCCCTGCAGAATCTGGCTGACCTGCATTAGAACCTGTGATCACGTTCATATTAGCGCTGTTTAAGCCGTAAAAGTTCGGGAAGAACTTGGTGTGACTTAAAATTGTAGGCTCAGCTTGAGAATCCTCATTTGGCTTAGAAGTCGAAGACTTTCTCTGGAATTGAACGCCCCAGTAAAGGGAAGCCTTTGACTTAGCAGACGAAGTTCCAGACGCCAACAACAGTGTCTCTCTAAATGGTACTGGAGGCTCAACCGTTGCCTTCAGTAGCTCAGATGTGTGTGTTTGAAGATCATTGTCTGGAACTGCTGTAAGTGGTGCAGAACCAGAAGTGATCAAGTGATCGAGACCTCTAAATCCTACTGGGAGGGCTGTTGCATCAATATCGCCATTTTCAACGTCAGAGTCAATCTCAACTCTAATCAAATTAGATCTGCTTGCGTACTTTCCTTCAACAACAACTTTTTGAAATCCTGTTTGCTGTTCAAAGTCGTAGAAGACATTTCTATCGCCAATGATTCTTCCGATGTATCTATCAGCACCTGGATCAAGAGACAGCCCACGGAAAGCCTCAAGAGGAATCTGCTTACTAGGCTCGTCTTGATCGAATAGATCTCTGACTACAAGATCGAATGTTCCGTAATCATTATTAGGATCAGAAGACTTTCTCACATTCTCAATTGAGATCTTAAACTTGGTATTCGCACCGGTAGGATCAGATGCTTTGGACTTGATAACTCCATCACCTTTTGCGTGAACCTTGAATAGATTCTTAGCAGAACCACCAAATTTCTGTGAGATTACAAATGGCGATCTGGAATGATCAAACCTTGTTGTAAATCCTTCATAGTTTGGAGCATCTCCTGACACTGTGTTTCTATTTAGAGCACCTGTTGTCAAGAAGACGCAGTCAGAAGAACCAATATATTGCTCATCTCTTTGCGCTTTCTTGTTTACGATATCTGGGCCTACTTGTGTAAGGCCAGATCCGGTAACGACAGCATATTGAGAGTAAACGTCATAGTGTGTGTAGAGGTAGTGTCCTCTCTCTTCAATTTTGGCTGGGTCTGTATTGAAAACAGTTGCGAAATATTCCTTTTCTTGCTCAGGATCGAGGGATGCTGTAATTACGTTAAGATCAGCATCTTTAAGACCTTTTACGAACATTGTAAAGTGAGGTGCGCCATTTTCAAAGTTAACTGTGCCCGTGATGAAGCCTACGTTTGCTGAGGAATCATCAGAGGAAGCAAGAGTATTGGATACGCCGTTAGAGGAAGAAAGCGTCAGGGCTGTTCCTGAAGCGGCAAACAACACGCCTCTAAGAATTGGATGACCTCTCTCTTCACCGAGAGTTTGAAGTCCTGCATCTGAGAATATTGTCGATGTAGATGACTGGGACATGTACGCACCCAAGAAGTATACACGACCTGCACCTAAACCACCAGCGTTTGCAAATGGGTTATCACCTAAAAAGCCATCAGCTTGAGGCAATTGATTCCCTGCAACAAAACCACCATTTGTGACGGTATCATCACTGTTTCTCTGTTTGCCATCACCTGCGCCAAGAACTCTAACGTATGTTAATGCATTAGCATTTCTCAGCCACTGTTGGGCTGCAACAGGTCCGAACAAGGACTTATCTTTAACTTTATCAATAACCCCAAAGATTGCTTCAAAATCCTGGAAGTTAGATATAGTAACTGGAACGAATGCGGGTCCTTGTTGAGCAGTCCCGATCACACCTGCTGGAATACCATCGATTCCCTGAGGTGTAGGTTGGGAGATGTCAATTTCTCTTGCGCGGACGCCTGGGATGTTTTCAGCCATTCTCAAAACTCCAATATCATTTCATAAATATCTATTCTTCGAAACTCACACCAGCATTTGTGATGATAAAGTCAAGCGATACAAATTCGATAGCTCTAGTAGGTACAAGAACGATTCTACCATTCAGTCTGTTTGACTCAATATCAGCCTGAGAATTGTTAGTGTTGTCCATGATCACTTTAAACTTCTCAATGCCGCTTTGAGCTTGTACTGTTGCTAGCAAAGGTGTTACTTGAGCAACGAATTTCTTTCTTAATGCAGGTGTGTTCTGCTCGAAGACAAAGTTGTTTGCAACAGCAACGACCTGGCGCTTGACTTCAAGCAACATTCTTCTAACGTTAACTCGATCAAGTGCCGACCTGGCTTGTTGCAGTGTTTTCTGCCCAAAGATCACGTATCCAGGTGTTCCGCCCGGTCCGATTCTTGGGAAGGTTGCAATTGGATTAATTCTTGCATCATACAAGGAATCCTTATCTGCTGAGTTTAGTTTCGCCTTAACTGCCTGAACGTTGGAAAGAGATCCACGATCAAATCCAGCTGGAGCAAACCACGGATAGCGCGTCTTATCTGTGACAGCAAGTGCACCAATCGCAGCAACAGAGGAAGGAACATCAACAATTTTATTGTTGGTGTCATCAGTGATCGAAACATCTGGGAAGTAAGAAGCTGCCGAACTGTTATCTACACCGCGCGCTTCAAACTTGGCGACAGTAGCTTGAACTTCAGGACGAACAGAAGAGTCATCGTACAGCCTGTTTCGATCCTTGTCGTAACTTGGTATATCCATCAAGTAGAGAGACATTCCATACTCGGTGTTCTTATCAAGAACAAAGTCTGTAACAAATGGTTCTCTAATTCCTGGAACTGCAAGAATATTAATATTAGTTGTGTAGGGATCAAGGATTGTTAATGCAGCAGCTCTGTAGGAGTTAATACCATTGTTATCAAGACCAGATCCTGCAGCGTTAACAGCCAATCCTGGTGAAGTAAACGTTGTAGATGCTCCACCCCCTGCATCGATTGAAACTGACTTGTCGTTCATTCTTGCAGCATTTCTATCAAGAATGTTCAAGCCATCAAATCCACCGTGGAATACCGTGGTGAACTTCATGTAGTCAGCAAACTTGTTGAATGTAACAGAAGAAGTTTGCGCTGCGAGCGTACCAAACGTAATTCTATTTCCTCTTGTGCCATCTGTTGCAACATAAGAGACATTATCAAGTTTTGCATCTCTAAGATATGCTGCTTCTCTCATGTAAGGACCAACTGCACCTGTAATTTCTGTATCGCTGTAGAAGCCTGTTGCAGAAAGTCCTGCCTGAGTGGAAAGAGCAACTCGTGCGAGTGTAAACTTATTGTTATTAAGATCGTTTTGACCTGAACCTGTCATTAAGTTGTCCATCAAGGAGATACCAGAGAATTTCAGCATATCTTTAAGGCCTTGATTTACACCTCCATTTAGGTTAGAATTCAAAACTGCATTTGCTGTTCTTCCCGTGGCATTTGGATGAAGCTCGGAGTCAGGAGCAAGAAGCGTTGTTTTAACGCCCCAGTAAATGCTAGGATCTTCGTCCTCAAGTGCTCCAGGCTCACCTGCGAATGTGGGAGAAGTAGAAACTGCACCCTTAGTAACCTTAAACACGTAAGGAACAGGTGGGATAATCGATCCTGATATATTTGCTGCTAATCCACTTGCGGCACCCTTAAGACCTTTAGCATGAAGCCTTGGTGTCGCTCCAGGGAGATCAGTTAGCGCATCATTTGTCTTCAGAACAGGCAAACCCTTAAATCCGAAAGGCAAAGCAGTCTTAGGAACTTCTCCGCTTTGAAGCTCAGCGCTTAAAACGACTCTAATAAGGTTTGACTTATTTGAGTAAGATCCCAAAGAAACCAATTTTCTTTCAGACTCATCAGCTGCATCAAAGTTATATTTAAGCCTTCTATCACCGATCATTGCTCCGATAAAAGATTCGGAGTCTGGATTCAGATTACAATTTGGAAATTGCTCAATGATCTCAGGAGAAGAATCAGAATCATCATATGCACGTACGAAAACCGTAAAAGTTCCGTATGGATTAAGTGGGTCTGTTGATCCCTTAATGTTTGCAATAGAAACTTTGTACTTGTCGTTTGAAAATGCTCCATCATCTAGAGATTCGAAGTGAAACAGATCAAACTCTTTTTTACCGTAAGGCTGAGAGATTATCTCGGTTGTGCTAGGAGTTGTGAATCTCGTATCAAGCCTACCATAAGAAGCTAAGAATGCATCTCCGGCAGGATTGTTAACAGACGAGTTACCAGACCCTGAAAGCATTGCTACACCAATACCGCTGTTTGTTACTGCAGCAATAGATGCTTCTACGTCATAAGCAGCATAAAGCAAGTGCTGCTCTTCTTCGAACTTATCAGGATTGGTGTTAAGAATGTTTCTAATGTAGTTCTTATCTCTTGGATCAAGAGAAGCTGTGAAGATTTTAACACCTGCTTCGCCATCAGTAGTTCCAAAAGAATCGTTTGATGAAGAAATGTAAATCTTAAACTTATCTTTCATCAGGCCGGATGTTTCCAGCACACCGGTATTGTCTGCAGCGGCAATATCGTCACCAAATTGCGCGCCATTCAAGACCCCAACAGCTGACGTGTTTGTTGTAAAAATTACGCCTCGAACAAGATTTACAAATCCATCTGCCCCACCGCCAGGATAAGAATCATTGTCGGTGAATATTCTAGGAGAATATGTCTCAGATGCAGAAACATAATGTCGAGCTGCGATCATCTGAACTGCACCCTTGACTTGGCGGGGATCAGATGTGTCAGGTGCAAGTACAAAACCAGCATTTCTTACAGAGCCTTGAGATTCTGTCGTAGAGATATCTGCGTCAGATGCGTTAGCACCTCCACC